CCGCAGACACTTTTTTAATAGTGGCGGCCAATTGCGTATAAGTGCATTATTAAATAATCCTGCTGGTAATAAATCTTTAGATTGGGCACAAACATTATCTTTAGCTGGAATATTTAAGTTTGGTTATAATTATTGTGAATCTACAAGCACTGACACTGTATCTCCTCCGACAATACTATCGGCAATCGGAAATTATCAACTTTCAGATCAATACGATGTGTACACTGGAACAAACCTTACCGGACCTTTGTTTATAAAACAAAGCCGTGGCGAATACGATGACGGCAGATACATAGGTAATAATTTTACAATAAGTGCAAAAGAAATTAATGCATCAGAAATACAATTTAGAATGGTATATGATGACGTATCTGCTGATTCCTTTCAGTATGTGCAAGGAACAATGCGTAGTTTTGTAAATCACTACCGTTCTAAAGGTACCTTTGCTTCCGAAAATGATATATACTTGAACGTGGAGGTTCCTGCTCCATATTATGAGAATATAACAACTTTTTAGGATAGTAAATGGCTATTGGTGATACAGTTACAGCAGACCGATTCAATAACCTTCAGACACGTATCACAAGAATTTTAGGATTCGGCGGCGGAGACTTTGGATATAAACAAGGTTATAGCGAATCAACAGGAAATTATGGACCAGCTGAAACTAGCTCACAAGTATCAACAGACCCTCTTAGTAATAAAAATATCGCAACAGCGGCTGATGTAAATGAACTATATATTGATTTACTAAGAGCTAGGATCCATCAAATTGGTTTAGACAATAACGAAATTACTAATATTATCAAAAACACCCGGATAGTAAAAGATAGTAATGTAATTGCAGATGAAGAAAGTTTCTTTGTAGACAACGACGGAGTTAACACAATCGACCCGGAAGGTTTTGCAAAAGGATTTGCTGATTTTGAATTATTAATGGATAATATAGAATTAGATAAGTTTATTTGCCATTCGACTCAAGGTGTAGCAGAAACTGGAACATTAGCCAATACCGGATTACCAGCTATCTCACAAAGAACAGACGGGTGGAATACTACAATTAATTTTGTTGTAAAAGCAATATTCGACTCTTATGATCATAGACGTGCATTTTTCAATAGTGGCGGCGAGATTAGAATGGAAGCAAGTCTATCTTTACCAGAAGGTGCTAAATCAGGAGATTGGTCGCAACTATTAAGTTTAGCTGGAATTGTAAAATTTGGATACGATGAAACTATTGGAACATCACAAGGCATTGTATATCCTATAGGAAATAATGATTTAGACTTTAACGATTATAAACTATTATTTTCTAAATCTAGTTCTGGTATTAGCTTAGGTGGAATTTATTCAGCAAACACTTTTAAGATTAGTGCAAAATTACTTGCAGATAGGATTATTGAATTTAAATATGAATTCGATGATGCAGCTTTATCTGGACAAGTAGATGATTTAGTATTAGGAGATATGTCTGCTACAATAGGACATTTTAGAGCAAAAGGTGTTTTCACTGAGCCAGCAGATGATATTTTTAATGTAGAAGTGCCGCCGCCTTTATATGAAATAGTCACTGAACTATATGAGGGAGTTTAGATGCCTACAACAATAAAAATTACTGCTGCTAATTATAACAGTCTACAAGATCAAATATCTGCTATATTAACAACTAGTTTGGCTGGATCACCTCAAACTGGGTGGGGACAATCTAGTAATAGTGATACGCACGAACCAACTGCTCCGCAAACTACATTGATTACAGCAGAACAATACGAAGATCTCTATATCGATGTAGTCAGAGCAAGAGTGCATCAAATTGGTGCAGATAATTTTACAATAGAAGACTTTGTTACAGGTGATTATGCAACAAACACTACTAATACAGATTTAGTAGAGCATCTTTATTATACTAATTTACAATCTCTTATTACCACTATAGAAACAGATAAATTTGTTGTTCATACTTCTCAAGTAGACGAGGTTGCATATGCTGCTAACCAACGTACTACAGGATGGAATCAGCAATTAATTCACGAATTTAGTCTTACATGGTCAAGTGCTGAACATAGAAGACATTATTTTAATGCTGGAGGAATAATTCGTATTAGTTCTAGTTTGACAGGCGACACCTCAGCCAAAGGCTCTGATTGGGCAAATGCTCTTGATTATGGAACTTTAAATTTTAGCTACAATGATTCTTACACTTCCGATGGTGCTAGTGTTGTTTTTTTAAACCAGTTTGGAAATTATAATATCTCTGCAAATAATACTTACACCCAATTATTTTCTAGAAGCCCAGTGGCTTATACACCGAATATTTACACAGTTGAGGTAAAAGAAGTAAGCGATTCTCGCTTAGATTTTAAAATTACATATGACGATGTAAATAACTCTGCACTAACAGAGGCTGATGCAAATGATGGATTTCCTGATATAGATGAATTAGTGTTAGGAACTTTAACAAGCCAAGTTGAAGCTGTAAAACCATGGGGTGAAGTTACAATAGGCACTACTACCTATGACACTGTAAAAGTCGACGAACCGACTTATGCTGTAATAACAAATTTATCATCAGGCTCTTGACACGCTCTTAATTTTATGTTATAATAATGAAAATAGGAGTATTCTATGGACGAAAGATTATCGCAAGCACTTGAGTTTTCAAACTACATAACAACAATTAATAATCAAAAGAGAATGATTAAAGAACACTATTTTCAGTCGTTACTATATTTTGTGCAAGGCGGGCAATTTACGGTTACTAAAGAACTTATTACGTTTGTAACCTTACTTGTTGAAAAAGGTAATATTGAAAATATTATCCTAGTCGACGATAATGATACACCGATTCAAATTGACAACCTTGAAATGTTTTTAGAAGAGATACTTTCAAAGTATTTTGAAACATCAAACAAGTATCATCAAAAGTATACTGAACTGGCAAAAAATAGAGATATTGGATCATTAGTAAACAATGACTAAAGGAGTAGTATTAATTGCAAATAATAATGGCGCCGTTGACTATGTTAAACAAGCAATATTTTGTGCAACTCGCATACATGAATATTTAAAGCTACCGGTAACATTAATAACAGATAGTCCTGATTATGCAGTTGAAATATCAAATAATATATTTGATAAAATAATTACTACTGACTATAAAACATCTAATAACACTAAAATTTATTATGATGGTGCAATGGCGCATAAGATATTAATGTTTAAAAATCATAGCCGAACAGTTGCTTATTATAAATCACCATATGATCAAACTATTTTGATGGATACTGATTATCTAGTTTCTAGTAATATCCTTAATAGCTGTTTTGATATCACTGCTGATTTAATGATGTTTAAAGACAGTTATGAAATTTCAAATGTAAGAGATGTTAGCGAGTTTAAATATATAAGCGATAAGAGTATAGATTTTTATTGGGCTACTGTAGTGTACTTTGAAAAGTCTAAAAAGAACGATATATATTTTAATCTTATAGATCATATAGAAGAAAATTGGAAATATTATCAAAATGTATATGATATAAATTCAACCCTATTTAGAAATGATTTTGCATTTAGTATTGCAATACATATTATGAGCGGGTTTACAGGAAATAATGTTGTTTCTACTCAATTACCTGGAAAGCATTATTTTGCAATCGACAAAGATATATTATGGAATATCAAAAATGAAAATATTACGTTTTTAGTTCATAAAAAAAAGTATGAAGGACAGTATACTTTATTGAGTACTACCGGATTAGATGTACACGTAATGAACAAGTTTAGTTTAGAGAGGGTAATAAATGAGTAAAGGATATGTTATTGTAGCACAAAATAATATTGATTATAACTACAGAATTGCTCCTAATCATAGTCTTCAGCCTCAATACGAAGGCATTCACGTTGACGTGTGGTATAAAGAATTAGTTTATATTAAAGGACAGCACATATATAATGATAAATGTGTCTATAAATTAAAGACAACTAGTGCACCAAATACAAAATTTAAAAATTTAAATTTGGAATTAGTTGTTAAAAATGTTAGATTAATTGATGATGAAAACAATAATTTAAATTTTCATCGCGCTCATTTAAACGATTTAGTTTTATCGAATAACAAACTTTACACAATTAAGGAAGAAGACGATAAAAAGCCTTATAAACTAAACTCAATTTATAAAGGCATATTTATTGATGTATATTATAAAGAATTATCATATGTAACAGGCCAGCATGTTTTTAAAGACAATATAGTATACAAGATGACATGTGATAGTACAGTTATAAATGATTTGACAGCTGAAATAATTGTGACAGACATAAAATTATACGAAGATGCAAATAAATCATTATGGTTCGAAGATGCAAAGGCGGGCGATAAAGTTTTATACTACAATCATTTATTTCAACTAGAACCTATAGTATTCGATGATTATGTAAAACAAGCATGTTATCTAGCAGCAAGTTTACATAAATTTAATACTGATGCAAGAATATCTATAATGACTAACGATATAATACCAGAAGAGTATAAAGGGTTGTTTGATCATATTATTCCTATACCATACGGCGATGCTGCTGCAAATTCATCCTGGAAAGTTGAAAACCGTTGGAAAGTATATCATAGTACTCCTTACGACGAAACAGTAGTATTTGATGCAGATATGTTTATACTGCAAGATATTTCATCTTGGTGGGACTACTTTGACAATTATGAATTGTATTTTACTACCCAGGTAAAAACATACAGAGACAAATTGGTCACTAGTGATGCATATCGTAAAACATTTGTGGCTAATAATTTACCTAACATATATACAGGTATGTATTATTTTAAGAAATGTAAACTAGCAGATGACTTTTTTGATATGCTAGAGTTAATATGTAAGGATTGGAAAATATTTTACGAGAAATTTCTTATCAAAGAAACACCGTCTTGTTTAAGTATCGATGTAGCCTCAGCGTTAGCAGTTATGTTATTAGACATTGAAGATAAAGTTACAAATAAAAGAAATACAGAAATTACATTTACTCATATGAAGCCACGTATTCAAGAATGGAAAAGATACGGAGATTCGTGGCAACAATCGATTGGAGTATATTTCAACAATGACTTAGATCTTAAATTAGGAAATTATAAACAGCATGGTATTTTGCATTATACCGAAACAAGTTTTTTAGAAAACATAGAATTAGAAAGTATTTTAAATGTCTGATTTAGTAAACGTTTTGAAAAGAGTAAATAAGCAAATTGCTATTAATACGCACAGCTATGTGTATTACAATGAGTTATCAGGTGAAATTCTTAAAATTTCAAATACTAATATATCTAGCGATCAACCTATGATAAGAGTAAATCACAATCAAGTAAAAGATATAATAAAAGGTCGCTACAAACAAAATGAATACTTAGTAACATATGATAATGTACAGAAAACTAATATTCTAAAAAGACGTGATTTTAAAAATAATACTTATGATGTAAAAGATAGGTTATACAAAATTAAAGAAATATACGACGATTATCATCACCAAGAAATATATAAAGGCATATATGTCGATGTTTGGTATAAAGAACTAGAACATCTATCAGGTCAACATGTATGGTTTTCAGATAGTGTTTTTAGAGCAAAGAAAGATTTACCTGCAAATATAGATTTTTCTCTTAGTGATTATGACAAGATTCTTGACAATGTAATCTTGTATGCAGATGCTAATATAAATTTAGATTTTGGAGTAATAGAAGAACTTGGACAAACCTATCTAAGTTATAATCAACTCTATCAATATCAAAAAGGAACCGGAACTGATGATTTTGTTATTGAAAGAAGGAAAGAAGATAAAAGTTGGCACTTCAAAACATCTTTAACTATAAACGATAATGCAAGTTTTAGAGTTTCTGAAAAAATAAAGGAGACAATCTTATCTGTATTTGCTACTGAAATGAATGATCCTAACATTTTATATAGAAATTTTGCTTTACCTGTTAATGAGTTATTAGATAAAGGGCAAATAGTTGTACCTTTCAAATACGATTGGGAAAGCTCTGATAAACAAATAAGTATGTACACACATAAGTTTTTTGACACATACTCTTATAGGATTATATAATGGGGAAAACATTTAGAGTAACAGATTATGACATTATATATCTAAGCTACGACGAGCCAAATGCAGAAAAAAACTATGCAGATTTGTGTAGTAAAGTTCCTTGGGCTAAACGTGTACACGGAGTCGAAGGATCAGACGCTGCTCATAAGGCATGTGCAGAACTAAGCGAAACTGATCGGTTTATTACAATCGACGGTGATAATATTATAGATGAAAGATTTCTTAATCAAGAAATAGATTTTGAAGAACATGCTAACTTGTCTACTAGTGTAATTAGTTGGACTGCTAAAAATACAATCAATGGATTAACATACGGCAACGGTGGAATTAAATGTTGGCCAAAAAACTATGTTCTTAACATGCGTACACATGAAAATGCAGATCCTAATAACGCCCATGCACAAGTTGACTTTTGTTGGGATATAAAATATATACAAATGAATAGCACTTATAGCGAAATAATGAATAATGCTACTCCACATCAAGCATGGCGTGCTGGATTTCGTGAAGGTGTAAAGATGACATTAGATCAAGGTATTGGTGTAACAAAAGAACAACTACTTAAAAGTCACTGGAAAAATTTACATAGGTTATATATTTGGACTATGATAGGTGCTGATGTAGATAATGGACTATGGGCAATATACGGTGCAAGAGAAGGACTGTACAAAACTATGTGTACAGACTGGAATTTTATTAATGTGCGTGACTTTAAGTATCTTAATAATTATTGGAATGAAATCGAACCCAAAGTATCAATGGCCGGACTACAAGACTCTATAGAAGAATATGGAAATAAGTTGAAACATGAGCTAGATATACCAATAGCAGCTAAACCACTGGATGCTGAGCAAAGCAATTTTTTTAAAACTGTTTACCAAAATCCATCTAGAAATAGTAATAATTTTATTAGTCCGGAAAGTTAATGACAGATATACATACTTTTAAGAAAGAAAAATTAGATAAAGTGAGTTGTTCATTTTGTATAGCAAAATGGAAACAAGTTACACTACACTTGCATAACGGACATACTCACAGTTGTCATCATCCAACTTCTCATAAGATACCATTAGAAGAACTAGAAAATAATCCTAGTGCGCTGCATAATACAAATTTTAAAAAACAACAACGTAAAATGATGTTAAATGGTGAAAGACCGAGTGAGTGTGATTATTGCTGGAGAGTAGAAGATTCAGAGGGCGCCGGATTAAGTGATAGAACTTATAAGTCGTATGAACCGTGGTCTCAGTCATATTTAGAAGATATTGTATCTAAACCGTGGGACGATAATGTTAACCCAAGCTATCTTGAAGTCAGTTTCAGTAGTGTTTGTAATTTTAAATGCTCATACTGTTCTCCTCAAGTAAGTAGTAAATGGATGGAAGAAATTCAACAACATGGTCCGTACCCGACATTGAATAGTTTTAACAATATAGATTACTTACGAGATCAAAATGCTTTACCTATTCCTAATCGAGAGCACAACCCCTATGTAGAAGCATTTTGGAAATGGTGGCCTGATGTTTCTAAAGATTTACAGCATTTTAGGATTACGGGCGGAGAACCATTACTTTCAAAAGATGTATTCCGTGTATTAGACGATTTAATAGAGAATCCTAGACCTCATCTTGAAGTATCTATTAATAGTAATATGTGTATTCCGGATGGAATATTTGAAAAATTTATTGAAAAAATTAAAATTATTTGTAACGAAGGAAAAGTAAAAAAGTTTAAAATATTTACTAGTGCAGAAGCACACGGAAAACAAGCTGAATATATTAGACATGGGCTTAATTATAACCAATGGTTAGATAATATTCATCGTATCTTAAGAGAAGTGCCTAATTGTTCTTTTACATGTATGAGTACATATAATTTTTTAAGTCTGTTTAGCTTTAGAGACTTTAGCAAAGATATTTTAGAAATTAAAAAAGAATACGGCGGACACGGAGTAAAAGTACACCCAATAATACTCGATGTGCCTTATTTGAGATACCCACCTCATCAAGCTATTTTTATAATGCCAGAAAAATTCCAATCATACATCTATGATCAAGTAACATTCTTACATGAAAATGTTCAAAATTCTTCGTGGTATGGTACATCTAACAATAGATTTTATCAATGGGAAGCAGATAAATTTAAAAGGTTATATGAAATTTCTACAATTACAAGCGAAGATGGATATGAAAATCATCATCATGTAATTAAAAATAGAATAGATTTTATAAGATTTGTAAATGAACATGATAAAAGACGTGGAACAAACTTCCTAAAAACTTTTCCAGAAGTAGAAGAAGAATACCATAAATGGTCGAGGCTAACATTATGACAAAGGATGCAGAAACTAAAAAAATTGCAGTATGCTTTAGCGGTCAGCTAAGAACTTGGAAACATTGCATATCTACATGGCAAGATTTTTTTAAAGAATGCAGAGAAAAATATAATATACAAGTTGATGTATTTTGCCATTTTTGGGATCATAATACTTTACAACATGGAGTATCTATGGCAGATAACAGCGGAGTGTTGATTGATCCTATAGATCAAGCTATACAAGTACCTAAAACAGAAATCGACGAGTATTTAAATTTGCTTAAACCTATATCATATAAAATAAGTGATATAGCAGTTTCTAAATTTACAAAGCAACACACTATAGAGCAAACTAATGCAGTTGCCCATCGTTATGGTAAATCTGATAATGCATGGATGTCCTCGCAATTTTATTCTATAATGTATTCTGCTCATTTAAAGCGTATGCACGAAGTTAAACAACAATTTAAATATGATGTGTGTATACGTATGCGTAATGATTTATATTTTGAATCATTGAAAAATATGATTTCTATTCCTGATATGTTAGATATAGATAGGAATACAATTTATTCTTGCCACACTAGTGTAGATGACTCGCAATGGTTTGGTCGTCGCTTGGGAGATATATACTGGTATTCTGATAGCCCTACTTTTGACAAAATGTGTAATTTTTACCAATGGTTGCCAACGTTAGGATCAAAGTCTTTTGATGGACAACCTGGTCCAGAGCATCTTACATATTTTTATGCTAAAATGTTTAACATATCAATAGTACAAGAAACAAATAGTCTTCCTAAGGTTGCAAGAGATTCTTTCTATACAAAGCGTAAGCAAGAAACAGGACTTGGTCCTTTAGGAGATCATGAAATACTATGTTAAGATCAAAAAAAAGAGTTGCAGTTTGTTTTAGTGGGCAGATAAGAGACTGGCAAATTGCTTCAAAAAATATTCTACACTTTTTTTCATCACCTCATAATGATGTAGAGACAATTGATTATTTTATACATACATGGGATACTAATACATGGAGATTTCCTAAAAAACATCACCATGAGTTTGTAAATGAAAAACATAACGATCTAGAGAAAATAGTAAATGTTTATAAACCTGTCGCTTACCACATGTCTGCGTTTAAACCTGAAGAATGGAGTTTAGCATGGGATCCTTTATTTTATAGTTTTGAATATAGTATTATGTTAAAAAGACAATACGAACTAGATAACAATTTTACATATGATATTGTTATTAAAGCTAGACCAGATACAGTTTACAATCCTAACAAGAAATTTTCATTTTCTAATCATATCGAGCCTGGATCTTGTTATACATCTACCTTTATAAGTAGGTTTCCGAGAGAATTTAATAAATTTTGCTTTGATGATGTTATGTTTTTTGGAGATAGCAAAACAATGGATGTAATGTCAGGATTATACAAGTACTATAGTTGCAAGAACCAAAAATCAAGAATTCAAAATATGTCAAATCCTATTGACATAGATACAGAATTGTACTTAGGCCCTGGTACTTTATTATATAGATATGCAACAGAACATAATATACATCCTGATGCTTTTAACACTGACTATGCAGTAATCCGCAGCACTATGCGTAATAAAAATTTAGATTCTATTGAAGACTATATAGAAATAAAAAAACTCTGGCTAGATTGGTATATATAATGAAAATTATTTTTGACGGTGACAGCTGGACATTTGGGTGTGAAATCGTACATCCTGACATACAAGCAAAATATCCTGAGAACGTTCATCCAGGAGAATATGATTTTTTAGAAATAAATGACGAATATCGTACTAGGCGAATTTTCCCTTACTTTATGTCTAAATCTTTAGGATGTGATTATGTAAATTTATCCTGGCCTGCTGATGATAATAAAACTATTATTGAAAGAACTATGTCTTATTTAAGTTCTGAATATATCACAAAAGGTAAACCTACTGATGAGTTATTTGTAATAATAGGGTGGACTAGTCCAGAAAGAAATAGTTTTTGGTGGAAAAACAAAAATCTATCGCAAAAATTTAGATTATGGCCACAGGTCGACAATTTTGATGATCCCAAGATGAGAGATGTTTGGAACATGTATATCCGATTTATGTGGAACCCAGAAGAGTATATTCCAAGACATGTATCTACTGTGGTGCAATTTCAA